TAACAAATGCTTTAACACGAGACTATAGTGGTTTAATGAAAGCGTTAGATAAAAAAGGTAAATAATGGCAAGTGCTAGAGAAAATGATTTAAGTCCAAATACTTTTATAGGTTTATCTTTTCCGTTAAGGAAAGATATATATAATGATTTCGCATTAACCAGAAATTCATTAGAACAGGCAAGACATAATTTAAAAAATTTATTATTAACTCACGTGGGTGAAAGAGTAGCACAACCTGAATTTGGTAGTAATTTAAGAGCTCTTTGTTTTGAACAAATAGATGATGATTTACCAGTAAGAATTGAAGAGGAAGTACAACGAGCAACTTCAACATGGTTACCTTATATTAACATTCAAGAAGTAAACACACTCACAAACGAAAGTGACCAAAATAAAATTTTTGTAGAAGTAAAATTCACTACTACATTGAATCCACAAGCACAACAACAAATGACAGTAGATACTGGTTACTCAGCAAAAGGATTTTAGGAGTAATTAAATGGCAAGAACAAGTACAAAAAAAAATATGGTAAAACAAGTTAATTACCTTAACAAAGACTTTAGTGACTTTAGAGATAATCTAATAGAATTTGCTAAAGTTTATTTTCCAAATACATATAATGACTTTAATGAAGCTTCACCAGGAATGATGTTTATTGAAATGGCAGCTTATGTAGGTGATGTTCTTTCTTATTATATAGATTCACAATTTAGAGAATCATTATTAGCATACGCTGAAGAGAAAAGAAATGTTTATAATATAGCACAATCATTCGGTTACAAACCAAATGTCACAGCACCAGCATCAGTAGTATTAGACGTATTCCAGACCGTCCCGGCACTGAATGAAAAGCCTGACGAAAGGTATGCTCTTAATGTAAAAGCGGGTACACAAGTCATTTCGACAAGCACAGGTACAACATTTAGAACAACAGATGATGTAAACTTTAAGTTCTCAAGTTCATACGAACCTCGTGATATTACAATATTTGAAAGTGAAGATAATATACCAACAAAGTACTTATTGAAAAAGAAAGTAAAGGCAGAAAGTGGAAACATAGTATCAGAAACTTTTACATTCGGTTCGGCTGAAAAATATGCTCAAATAAAATTATCAAATCCAAAAGTTATAGAAATTATATCGTGTACTGATAGTGATGGTAATAGTTGGTCTGAAGTAGACTCATTAGCAAGAGATACAGTTTTTACCGATATAGAAAACAATGCAACTAACGACCCAACTTCAGTGGTTAATCGAGAAGTCTCACCTTATATTTTAAAATTAAATAAAACGTCTCGTAGATTTACACGATACATTGACCAAAATGATTCATCAATTTTAAGATTTGGAGCTGGTATATCTAATAATGCAGATGAAGAAATAATTCCAAATCCATCAATGGTAGGTTCAACATTACCTGGCAGTCCAACATTTTTAACTACAGCCTTTGACCCAAGTAATTTTTTAAAAACTAAATCATTTGGTTTAGCTCCTTCTGCCACAACACTTACTATAAAATATGCGTATGGTGGTGGTATTAATGATAATGTAAACGCTAATGATGTAACGTCAATATCAAGTATTTCATATGAGATATCAGATACTTTATTATCTACAACATCAGTTCAAGAATCAAAAGATTCAGTATCATTTATTAATCCAAAACCAGCTACAGGTGGTTCAGCCGGTGAGTCAATTAGAGAAGTTAGAGAAAATGCATTAGCATATTTTCAAGCACAACAACGTGCTGTAACAAAAGAAGATTATATAGTTAGAGCGTATTCATTACCAGCTAAATATGGTAACATTGCAAAAGTTCATTTAGTACAAGATGACCAATTAAACAAATCAACAGGTACAGATGAGTTAGAACGAGTAGTAACACAGGATGATGTTGATAATCAAAGAACAATAAAATCATTACAAGTTAGAACACCTAATCCACTTGCTATGAATATGTACACTTTAGGATTTGACTCAAATAAAAAACTAACAAATTTAAATCAAACTGTAAAAGAAAATTTAAAAACCTATCTATCACAATATAGATTGGTAACAGATGCTGTTAATATTAAAGACGCTTATGTTATTAATATAGCAGTTAACTTTGCAATACTAACAAAATCTGAAGTTCCAAAGAATGATGTATTACTTAGATGTGTAGCCGCTATAAAAGATTTCTTTGACATTGATAGATGGCAAATAGGACAACCTATTGTATTATCAGATATAGCGTATGAATTATCATTAGTAGATGGTGTAGCGTCAGTTGTACCACCTATAGATTCTGATACAGTAATAAAAATTGAAAATAAGTATAAAGCTGCAGAAGGCTACTCTGGAAACTTCTATGATATAAAAAATAGTATGATTGATGGTGTTTTATATCCAGCCTTAGACCCAAGTATTTTTGAAATTAAATACCCAAACACAGACATCAAAGGAAAAGTTGTCGGTGATAATCAGGGTGTAGTGGAGTAAGTTAATGCATTATTTTATATTTCCTGAAAAAGACTCAACAATTTTTGAAGCCAGTTCAAGCGTAAACTCTGGTATGGATGAAGTATTAGAGATTAGAAAAAACGTTAGTGGTACAGGAGCGAGTGTTGATGTATCTCGAATTTTAATAAAATTTGATACAACTTTTTTTCAAGAAGCCTCAGCTTCAGGTTTGATACATCAAACAGGTAGTAGAGCAGCTAAGTATTTTTTAAATCTATATGACGCTAATCCAAAAGCATTAGCAACCTCACAGAGTTTATACGCATATCCAGTCAGTGGTTCTTGGGATATGGGAACAGGTCGTTCTTATGATAATCCACAAACAGCAGATGGTTGTAGTTGGAAATATAGATATAATGAAACTAATGGTACATTATGGGCGAGTGGAAGTGGAGCTGAAGACGGAGCAGGTGGTGTATGGTATTCCTCAAGTATAGCACCAGCAGCATCAGCGTCACTTAATCATAAATCACAAGATTTAAAAATAGATGTTACTGGTACTGTAAATGCTTGGTTAAATGGTACAATTGTAAATGATGGTTTTTTAGTAAAACGAAGTGGTAGTGTAGGAAATAATAATCCATCAGCTTCAGAAGGTAATACAGACCGTTTAGGTAATTTTTCATTTTTCTCATCAAACACAAATACAATATTTCCACCAACATTAGAAGCTGTATGGGATGATTCAGCTTGGTCTACTGGTTCGTTAGATGCATTGTCTTCTTCTAATTTAGAAGATAGTGTTCTTTATATGAAAGGTTTACGAAAAGAATATAAAGAAAATTCAAGAGCTAGGTTTAGAGTTGTGGGTAGAGAAAGATTCCCAACAAAAACATACTCATCGACACCAGCTGGTTTAACAATAAAATATTTACCAAGTGGTTCTTCATTTTATTCAATTACTGATGCTGAAACCGATGATGTTATAGTTCCATTTGGTTCGGGTTCTAAAATAAGTTGTGATTCAACTGGTAATTATTTTAACTTAGACTTAAACGGGTATCAACCAGAAAGATATTATACTCTACAATATAGAGTAGTAACTGATGAAGGTACAGCCGATGAGTTAGACCAATATTATGACGAGGGATTTACATTCAAGGTAAATCTATAATGCCATACACAAAAGAAGAATTACAAAATGTAGATTTCTATACTGAGTTCGTATCTAAACTTCGAACTAGCTACTTAGAAGATTTACAAAAATTTGCAACAATCGGTTTTAGAAAAAATAACATATTATATTCTTTTGAAGATATTATATCCTCAAATGGTATAGAAGATATAGACGTAAGTAATAGTTCATTATATACTGATTACCTAACAAAAGAACAACAAGAATCATCTAAATCAATAAATACACAATCGTATCCAAGATATATTAAAAATAAAAGTTTAGAAAAAATAGTTGATAGAACTATATCTGAGTTAGCAACAGATAGATTTGCAACAGAATTACCTGGTGATGCTGAGAATGGTAATGTAATTACAAATGACGACCCAACAAATTATGATAGGTGGTTAATTCAAAATAACCAAAAAAGAAAGTTTGTTGACTTGGCAGTATATTATGGTCAAGAATATGTATTAGATATATTAGTAACATTAACTGATAGTCAGATAAAAAGNATACCTGACGGAGAACCTATAGGATAATGAGTAGATTAAACCAAAAAGATTTAGAACTTTTACAAACTGGANAAACAGTAAATTTATCTACAGTAGAAAATGCTTATTACGGTGGAGAGTTTACAGAGAATCCAAATGATTGTGTAGAGGTATTGATATATGATACAAATAATAACTTAATAGAAACTGGTATAGCTGATACAACAGACTACTCATATGATTTTAATACTGGAATAAAATTAAATACCGGTACTATACTTAGAAAGATGGGTTATGATAGAGGTAAGTATGTTGTGAAATATAATTTTCTTAGAAAAATTGCGGGTTCATACGAAACAGTATTAGTTGATTCAGATGGTAGAATATTTAATGGTACAAATTATCATATGATGGTTAATGGTAAAATAATGACAGGTGTAACACATACTGATTCTTCCAGAGAGCTATTTTTAAAAGAGTATAAACATTTTGTACACGAGATTTCACCTTCACGAAAAGAAATTCGAGTAGCTCCACAGTCTATAGATGATAAAAAATATAAAAATGATTTTTTAGACTCACAAGTAACATCAAAGAAAATAAAAATTCCTCAAGGAAGTTCTATTTCTTTATACGCAGATAGTGATACTTTAAAAGGTGATAGTAAAACAATGAAATTAGCAGGAAATACTTCTATATTATCAAAACAAATGATAGGTGGTTATGTTTCAATTAATAATGCTTTCATAAAAGAATATTTACCACCACCAGCAGCTATAGATGGA